GTCGCCTTTACCACTACCGTTACGTCCTACATTACCGTTCCTATTACCGTCCTTAGAAGTCCATCCCTGTGCTCCAATGTGTTCAAGATAACCGTGGAGTTCAGTATCATTAATTGTATTCTCTGCAACCATGAATACTTGTGGTTCTACTCTATGCATAATCCCTCTCCTTATAAGTACGGAGGGCTACAATTCTAGATACGGTTTGAAACCCCGATGAATAAGCTTTCAGAAGTCCTTCAATTCTAGTATGAATAGTTTCATACTCAATTACAATTTTCCTCATATCTTTAAGTTCATCGTATTCACCGAAAGCAGCTCCTCTAACTTCTTCTCTTGTTAGTTTTTTCTTACCTATTATCTCTCGTTCTTCAGCTAACTTGAAAATAGCTGATGAGTATGCTTCATCAAAAGCAGCTTCATAAGCATTCTTCTTAGAAGAAACATCAGCAAGTTCACGTTCTAGGTGGGCTTTATATCCACCATACACAATTAGAAAAAGCTCAAGCTTCTTAGTATCCGCATTCATTAGGGAAGAAAAATCCAACTCTTCCTTCTCCCCCAGGTCAATTTTCATGGATGGTACGTTTACTTCTTTTACATATTCATTAGCTTTATTGACTGCTGATTGTGGAGTCCATCTCTTTTCCATTTGGCACCTCTTTACATCTACAATATTTCTCACCTGTACAAGCTACGGGAACAGAAGTCATCTTCATAATCTTAAGACACTTGTTAACTAATTGTCCCCAGACCTCCTCACTTTTTACTACACTAAAGCACTTTACTTGCTGGTCATTTTTATTTTCGTACAGAACTATCCCATGTTCTATATTCATGATATTTAAATAGATTTGTAGCTGCAAGTAATGGTCACTCTTTGGGTCAGTAATCAATGCCTTAAATCCTTTATCATTGATAGATTTTAATTCAACAATAGTTCTACCATAAACTTCATGTTGTATCAGATAATCATATCTACCTGAGATAGGTGGATTATCAAATTTAGTTGGCTGCTCTTCATTGATATAAATTCCCAACTCTTGAAAGTATTTAGTGAATCTTAATCCTAAGTAGTCACCACAATCAAATATCCTTCTAACATTTGCAGCTATAGGACTAGGGGGTATAAGCCCATTAAAGGCTAAATACACATAGCGTTCACAAGGACTACTAACAATAGAGGGATAAAATTTTCCCCCCTTACTAGGATAAGGTTGTTTTATTAATCCGTCATGAATAGACTTTACTAGCCACTCATCCTGATTAAGTGCTACTAAGCTTGCAGGTTTAGTGGTTCGTCGTTTTCGAGACTTTGGAGTTGGAACTCCTCCTCCAATCTGTTTAATGCCTGCCATAATGTATCAGTCACCCCCGTCTTAGAATTGTCTTTTATATGAAGAATGTTTTTAACTCCATATATACGCATTAAGTCTGCGTCCCTTTTAATATCCCGTTTCTTTAAATGCCCATATATACCGTCTGCTTCAATTATCATTCCTAGTTCAGGAACAAAGAAATCAGCAATGTACTTACTTACATGGACTTGAGTATCATAGCGGAGTCCTAAAGCAGATAGGACTTCCGCTATAACCAATTCTTGTTTGGTGTAATCTCTAGGTAACACTGATTTTTAAATCCTCGAAACGGGAGGGGTTTTCTAAGAAGAAATGCTTAAGGCCATTCATGCCCTGCATCTTCTCCTCACCGTACATATACCAAGCTCCCCGTTGTTCAATAAGATTCTGAGTAAGAGCTTCACGAATAAAACTTTCAACTATATCAATACCACCTTCAATTCTAAAAGGAATCTTAACATGGTTCCAATGTTCTCCACCAATCTTAGTCTTCCGCATTCGGATATCCATATCAAAGCCTACCTTAATACCCTTAGGTTCTTCAATCCATCCGTCCCGTTTAACCTGTAACAAAGAATGGGCAAAGAATGTTTGAGCCAAACCTCCTGGCATAGCATCAATAGATACTGGCCCAAGGCTAGACCTAATTTGATTAATCAACACCAAAGCGGAACCACTTTTTAGATGTGGCAAGAGCTTAGGGAAAGACGAGTTAACAAATCGTGCTTGCCAAGCCATTGGATTATATCCAAAGTCTTCTTCGTAAACAGCTGAAGGAACTAGTCCTGCCATACTGTCTAATACAATTAAAGCTACACCATTCGACATCATTTCCCTAACTGTCTCAAAAGCTTCCTCTCCAGTAGTAGGTTGACATACTAATACTTCTTCAGTATTAAGACCACATTTCTCCATCCATTTAGCATCCCAAGACTGTTCTGTATCTACCCAACCAACAAGGTCATTATTCTGTTGGGCATTGACAGCTATCTGAGAAGCTAAGAAGGTCTTACCAACGTTAGGTGGGCCATACAGTAGGGTGATACGTTTCTTAGCTATGCCACCACCAGTAAGTTTATCTAGAGCAGGTATACCAAATGGTATTTTGTCATACCCAAACTCGTCACTGTTACCTCTCCGTAGATTTAATTTCTTGTTCCCCAGTAATTGTTCAATTACGGCCTTTGCATCATCTTGCATTTAATCCTCCTAATCGTTGTATACTTTCAGCCCAAGCTACATACACAGCTGCAACTTGAATAATTTCTTCATATAGATGAACATCGTTATCTTCATCAAAGATAGCCTTTGCTACCTCACCTACTTCTTCTACACCAATAACATTCCATCTTTCATTAGTGTGATAAAGTTGGTCACCCCATTTATCATCTTGCCTTTTTCGTTCTCCTAATACATCATGCAAAACACGGTCTTGAACCGCTGTTGCTATATGATATGTATTATCTATTTGTGCACTCATTATTTATCCAATACCTCATCAATTTGATTATCAACCCTACGTTTTACTTCGTGCCAAACTTGGTCTGCTACCATTCCAGCCTCTTCGATTTGTTGATCAACTGGCAAGGCAGTATCAATTTGGTCTATATTCAAATCTACTCTACCATATTGATTCGTTGACAAATCTCCTACTCTGAATGTAAACCCTAGATGCACACTTACTTTAGCCATTTGTTTCCTCCTCTAATTCCAATCTATATAGTCTTCTATTATATCACATTTTACTTCTGGTAAACTCCACTTAGCCCACTCTGATTTAACTGCCCACGAACCGTCACATACATCTATGTCCACTTTAAGTGGGATGTCTAAACTATTTGCTTCTAGTATTAATTGGATTTGTTGTGGTAGTTCACGTATTTCATCATCATGAATTTCACAAATGATTTCATCGTGGACTTGCAGCAGTATATTACTTTTTTTATCCTTAAGGTATTCATGAACATATATCATCCTTTCATTTAAAATATCAGCACTCGTCCCTTGTACCAAATAGTTCACTCCCTTATATCCAAGGGAATTATCTATCTTGTAGATACGCCCATACCTATTCTTTATCCATCCCCGTGATTCGACAGTTGAAATAACTCTATTAATAAATGAGCGAGAACCATAAATATTATTAAAGTATTGTTGCTTATAGGCTTTTGCTTGCTCAGTCGTAGTACTCAACTGTTGAGCAAGTCTTTTATTGCCCAATCCATAAAGAATACCGAATGTAATGTTCTTTGCCATCTGCCTATAAAATTTAAATTCGGGGTGCTCTTCAGTAATACTAAAGGCTATTTTTGCAGCCTCACCATGAAAATCTACCTCATCTCTACTCAACAGTTCATCCATTTCAGCGTTATGAAGATAGCTAAGGAAGACACGTACCTCCATTTGTGAATAGTCAAAGCTGACTAACGTATATTCAGGTCTAGGAATAAACAATCTACGAACTGCAATTTGGTCTACATCCGTCGCATCAAACGATTCATCTCCCACAAAACCCCATGTATCTAACACAGGATTACTAAGGGATATTTCGGACAGCTCACCCTTAGATTTAGATGCTACTATGGCACTGATTCTACCTTTAACTACTTCTCGTTCTTCTTCCGACAATGACCTGTCACTCAATTTAAAATGGGTACGAGGAATATTCTGGAGGTTAGGTTCTCTTGAGGAAAGTCTACCCGTCAAGGTTCCCCAGTTACAGAAGGACGTATGCAAGTCTTCAGTTTCTATGTATGGATTAATATACGTAGACTGAAGCTTCTCTAGAGAGCGATGCTGACGTACTAATCCCGCTAGCTCATTATCTATCTGGACTAAAGCTACTTCACTCCATGACTCCTTATCTTTAGGAGTTTTAACAGGGGAAGAAATACCCATGTCTGAAAAGATTTCACCTAATTGTTGAGTACTACTTATATTAAATTCTTTACCCACTTGTTTATAAATGGCTTGTACGACTTCTTCTTTTCTTTTTGCAAGTTTTTCTGCAACATCATTCGCATATACACTGTCAACAATTACACCTCGTCGTTCCATATCAAAAAGAACTTTAGTCAAGTCACATTGTATTTTAAAGACAGCTTCTTGGTCATTCTGTTTGATTTGTTCTAGCCGCTCCCGATATAGTTTATGTGTCCAATACACATCCTGTTGACAGTATGGCCCTAGAATATCTGGAGGAGACATAGAGAAGTCTTTAGTCCATTTGTTCTCTCTAAGGTATTTCTTAGTTTCAATATCATAGCTAGCTGCTTCTTCACCATATGTTCTCTTGATAGTATCAGTTAATCCTAAGTCCCTAACCCACGTAGGTTCTGTTAATCTAACCATCACTAGTACATCAATTAGGTCTTTATCTCCTATAATTAATCCTTCATTAGCAAGAAAATGAAGGTCAAACTTTAAGTTATACCCAATCAACGTGGACGGGATATCATTCAGCCACCCAATAACTTCCTGTCGAGCTTCCTCAGAAAGATTCTCTCCTTGCTGATGCCTAAAAGGAAAGTAGTGATTGAAAGCAAACTCCCCGTC